ATATTTCAAATTCTTCTTCCTCTTCCTCTAAGTCTTCTTCCGACTTAACTAATTTTAGAGGTTCAAATTTCTCAACAGGTCCTACAATTTTAGGATCTTCAATTTTCTTAATTGGTTCATCAATAGGTATTACTTGAGTATTATCTATTACTGGAACTACAGGTTCTACTATTGCCTCGTCCAAAGGCTCAAATGTTGGATATTCTTCTTTTTTCATGTTGTATTAGTTTGTAAATATAATTGTTATTATTATTAAAATTTAATGTTTGAAGGTTTTCGGGCTATATTATAGCCCTTTACCTTAATTATTTCTTTTGACTATTTTTAGCTTTAATTTCCTTTTCCTTTAATTTCCTATCTTCTGCTTTATTATAGTTATCAGAATCTATTTTCTTATTATCTAATTCTGCTTTTTTTCTAGCAGATTCTGCAGCATATCTAAGTTTTTCTATTTCTAATTGATCTGGAACTCCATTATCATCAGAATCTTGATCTTTCTGGAAAGAGAATGTACTAACTTCAGCTTTTTTAACATCCCATTCACCTTTTCTATCAATAGCCTCTAATTGGTGAGCCTGGTTATCTTCTCTAAATTCAATTTCTCTTTCTTGCATTTTTGCTTCATGTTCTTGTTGAGCTTTAGATTGTTGAGCTTCTCTTTCATCTATATCTTTTTCTATATTTAAAATATAATCTTTAAATTCTGAAATACTTTCAGTACCCATTATTGTTACTAAAGTAGAAAGTCCTTTTTTCTCATTTTGTAAAATCTCATTAGCATGGCTCTTAAGGAATTGTAAATCAGAATGTGCTTTACCATTATTAGCTATAGTAGCTATATACTCATCTGTCGATAATTCATTAGCTTCAATTTCTAATAATGCATATTCTTGATCAGATAAAATATATCTAGCCATATGCTCTTTACCATTACTAAATTTAAACTGCTCTACTCTAACTAATCCATTTAAAATTTCTTCCCATAATAAATCATGTTTAGAAAAGAATGGTTCTGTTATATGTGAACTTTGCATCAAATCTTGCTGATTGTCTGTTACATTTGTATTAGAAGAACTTGCCCCCTCTCTAACAGGTGGAATACCTGCAGCAGTACCAATCATTCCTTCAATAAATTGTAAAATATTAGTATAATGTGATAACTGTTGTGTATTAGACAAGTCTAGTTTTTCTCCAGCTTTCATTGAATTAATTAGCCCGGCACCTTCAGCGTGAGCTAAAGGATTAAAAGGAAGCATGCCAGCATCTTCTGCATACTTCATAGTTCTATCCATGCCAAGTTTATTATCTATCATTAACATGTTTATTAAGTTAATAACCCCTTTATCCTTAGCTATAAGTTTTAACCACTTAGACATTACCATTAAATATAGTTTCTGCCAAGGATACATTCTATCCATTGGTGAAACTATTGGTGCATTTGTATTATTAAAAGAACAACCAAAAGCTGGTAAATATACTTTTAACGGATTTAGTTTAGACCTTAATTGAAAATCCATAGGTTTAATATGTCCGTAAATATCCTCATTAACTCTTCTCCCTTTCCATACTTCCGGTATATATTTCCATTCTAGTTCATAAGAATCTCCTTGTTCATCTGTCCAGGTATAAATTTCTTTATCTTTACCTACTAACTCTTTAGTTTTAACTTTTTTTGCATACTTAGGAACTTCAAACTCTTCCCCTAACATATCCATAGAACCATCTGGGTTTTTAATAAAACATACTTTTCTCTGTGATTTCCATAGAGTTGTATAAACTACGCAGTAATCATCACTGTCTGAATAAGATTGTCCATGTAGTCCAGAATACTCTATATCAGTAGTACCATTGATTCCAGGTAAATTTTCAAAATGGGATTCTGAATAGCCTTCTTTAGAAGCTAATGGTGTATTTACACCGGTTAATCTTTTCATATCATTTTCAAGGCTTTCAATAGCATCCTCATCTAATTCATCTCCTAATTGTTCTAAAGCATCAGAAATAGACATTTCTTGTTTATACACAAAGTAATCTCCATTTTGATAGAACTCTACCTCTGGAGATTTATGTTCAACACTTCCCAATGGATTTAAAACTGTTAATTTAGTTTCATTGTTTACAATATCAATTAATACTACCTCTTTACCAGCTATACATGCATTTAGAAATGATTGATTCTTTTTATGTTTAATTTTTTCAGTTATAGTTAGAGCTTTAAGTAAATGAGTCATTTTTAACTCTTTTACACTTTTATAGTTTTTGTATTTTTTCTCTATCTGATTAGGATTTAGAACACCTGCTTCTTCTTCATTATACTTTTGAAGTAATTCTTGCTTTTGCTTCTCAGCTTCTTTAGGATCTAATTCTCCAGTTTCTACAGCTATCTTTTGTTCTATCTCTTGCTGTATTAAAGCCATTTCTCTTTTGAAATCATGTCTTAAATACTTAGTAAATTCTCTTTGTTTGTCTCTTAATATTTCATTAGTAGCTTCTGGGTTTATAGTTGTAACATTGTAGTTCCAAGGTCTTCTTGCCTCCTCTCCCTGTAGCACATTTATTTTATTAGGTGTTAAGTTAAATACTTCAACATAATCTTTACCTTCAGCTTCTGTCAAACCCAGTGGGTCACAAAACTCTTTAAAATCTGCTTGATCAACTATATTATTGTTTAATAAATAGTTTCTTTTCATTCTATTCCAATCTTTAGAATTAGTATTAGTATTAACTTGATCACATAAGTAATCTACTTTTCCTATTCTCCAGTCTTTTTCTTTTTCTTTATATGGTATTCTATCTGATAGAAAGCCTCTTTTTACACTCATTTATTTATTTTTATTATATGATGGATACATTCTTTCAGCAAACCAGTCAGTTACACTATCCTTATTTTTTTCTTCTTTAACATATTCATTGAATACATTTTTCATTTGAATAACAGCCCCCATTAATGCAGAAACTCTATCTGTATTTCTTTCTCTATTGTACGCTATTAATTCTTCCAGTAACCCTTTATCTGAAATTAAATCTAAATTTCTTTCTTCTTGCCCAGTATGTGGGTTTATTCCTCTTTTCTCTAATAACCACTGATTAAGATATAATTCCCCTATTTCTACTAACTCTATAGAACCCATAGAATGACCAGTTTTCCTTTGATTAGTTTTGGAATTAGAAATATGTTTATCAACAATATTAGAAGGTGGTTTCATTAGCATATGAAACGCATTATTCTTTACAAAGAAATCTCTAACTGATTTACCAGCTGCATCATTCTCATGTGTAATTTTTGCATTGTAATACTTACCCATTTTATATAGGATAAAATTACTTGTATCTATTGGATTATATTTAGGCCTTCCTACATAAGACATTACTATCTCATCATGACCTATTTCAAATGCATGTTTTTTAGTCTTTAGAACATATATAGCAATAAGAGATTTACCTCCGTCCCCATCTTGTCTAATTGTATCTATTGATATTATGTAAGCTCCTTCTGGAACTACACCACCTATTTGTCTAGGTGATTCAAATTGTATTATACAACCTTCTTTATTTTTATCCTTTGGTTTTATATCATAGTCAACAATAGGTTCTAGTTTATTTTCCATATCAACTTTAAACCTAACAATACCTTTTTCTTCTACTAGTTCTCCATTAGTTCCTAATAGATCAAATTCTTTATTTGCTCTTAATCTAGCTAGCCTAGTATGTAATTCAATAGTTGGAAATATATTACCTTCAAGTACTAAAAATGCTTCTTTTGGTGTTTTACAGTACTGAGTTATCTCAATTGCAAAAGCCTCTTTACCACCTTTTTTAGCTTTACTTCTTTCTATATTTAAGTCAATTTCAGCAACCCATCTTAAAGCGTTACCTTGTTCATCAACTGCATCATAAACTTTACCTTCACCATCTGTAAATGTAGCTCCTTCTCTAAACCACATATCATCAACAAACCAACCACAATTTTCTATAGTTTCCTGTTCTTCGTATATATTTTGATACCCGGCTAATTTATAATCATCTGGAGCATAGAACATTTTAGAAAAATCTCTAGTGGCACCATTCATATCACCACCTGTACCAAATATAATTGCGATACCTTTTAATAATTTACCAGATCTTAAAGTTGGTTCAGCAAATTTCCAAGCTTTCATTAAATTACCAATCTTACCTGCCTCTTCAAATATAAGTCTTACACAACCTAAACCGGCTGCAGCATCTGGTCTACCATTTAGAGATACAGTAAAAATAGAAGACTTTCGTCCTTTCTCATTACCCTGTTTATCTTTTACACCTGCTTTAATGGCCCCTTTACCTTGAGCTTCTGAATACGTTCTATAAATATGAGGACCTCCAAACTCTGTATATTCAGTTAAGAAATCAATATTATTTAAACATTTCTCAAATGTCTTTAATGCATCACTACCTGTTTCAGCAATTATTGCTACTTTTACATCTTTAAAGAATGTATATTTCCAAACAGCTCCTCCGGCATTTTTAAATGAAAAACCTTTTCTTCTTGCTTTACTTAAAATAAAATGTTTCTTATAATCTAAGGATAATCCAAACTTAGTAGGATTCTCTCTTAACTCTAATTCCTTAAAGTAATAGTAATCCATAGTATTAAATCTAGGGAAACTTACTCCCTCAGAGTCTTCTCCTGTATCTTCATTTTTAATTAGAAGATTTATTCTACAATAGTTCAGATAAAAGTAATATTCTCCTGGTATTCTTATACCACAAAGTTCGCCATCTACTACTGGTTCATACCCTTCTAAACACCTTTTTCTTTCTTCTGCCCAAAAATCTCTATAAGAAGTAGTTCCTTTTAAGTATTCTGTATATTTAGGTGTTATATTAGTTCCTTTATTATCTTTTTCAGATTTCTCAAAAACACTTGCTGCAGGTCTGAACACATTGGAATCATGGAAAAATAGATACTTCCATTTAGTGTTTCTAGTAGGTACTGATAATACTTGTTGAGAAAGAGTACCAAATAAATCCTCATTATCCTGAATATAATCCATAGGTATTCTAGAAACTATATCTTCATAGTTTAGAACTGTTGCTACTTTAGGGTTTGGATTTATTATTTCTTTCTCTATTACCATTAAAAATTTCTTTTTAAACCATTTAATATTCCTGTATATTTGGTATCGTTAAACCATATACCTCCATTTACAAGTTTGTTTTCTACAGATACATTATAATACTGTTTAGATTTAATCTTTTTAATACCTTCTTTAAATATAATAAGTTCTTTTTCTCCCATTATTGATCAAACATATTTAACTCAACATTTTTTCTGTTATTATTCTTCTCATTAATACCTTTTTCTACTTTTAATCTAAGTTTCTCTAATGACTCAACTGCAGGTCCAAGATTCTTTAAATAACCTATAGCTTTATTTGTATCATTAATGAAATCACCTTTCTCATTTTTAGCATTAAAGTCTAACTCTCTAATATGTTTAGAAAGGTTGTTAGCCATCTCTATAGCATCATGTAACATTCTCTGTTCTGGAGTAGTTATAAGTTCTTTATACTTCTCCATTGCTTTAATTACTTCTTTAGTAGGCTCCCAGGTTTTTTTATTAAAATAATCTCTAACTAGAGTATCATGTCTATCTTTTAGAGGAATATTTGCATACACTGATTTCATATTAACCATGTGATAAATATATATAAAATACTTACTAGCTTTAGATTTCCCTTTAGATGTATCTTTATCCCAGATAGCTTTTAATTCTGGAACAAAGACACCTTGAGGAGTTATTATTGGTATATCACCTTCTAAGTTAAATATGTCCATTTCTTGTTAATCTCTAATAATTGTGTATTCATATATTAGATCGAACTCTTCTATATTTTTAATAATACCATTAAATAATTTACTTTTAGTTAATATTTTTTCATTATCTGTTATAAATAATTCAAAGTAATAATCTCCTTTTTTATTTTTAAATAATGACATACTTACAATATTATATGCCATCTCACTATCTATTTTTTTAGTATAATGGTACTCTGCAGGTAATTCTTTAAACCCTCTTTTTAATATCTCTTTAATCATAGTTTAATTCTTCAACTCTTTTTTTATATATGGAGACCAATTAAAATGGAATCCTTTGAATACTGTACTTTTCATTTTTATTTATTTTAATCACAGTCTAGTAGCTCAATATAGCTAAAACACTCTGTTTTGCCTGGGCACTTAGTCTTAGGAGTGTACTTATATTGTTTCTTTATATTCTGTAAAAGTTTTTCCATGTCCTAAATACTCAAACTTAGTGTAGGAATATTTATCATTGTGCTTTTCATTACCAGCTACAATAAATGACTTTATATCTACTACCATTTGTCTAAAGGGCAATTCCCTCCATTTTCAATTTGTCTTAAATTACTCATAGTCTTTGCTGCTACAAAGCAATTACAACCTTGTGTCTCAACACCAGTAACTATATTTTTACCTGATCTATGTTTACTACATCTACCTTTATGTAATAAAGGACATTGTTTGCAAATAGCAGCTCTAGCAAGAGCTAACTTTCTATTTTCCTTTGATAATAAGTTAAGTTGTCCTAGCAAACCATGATAAAATCCATCAAATATTTCTTTTCCTTTATTCATTGTTTAAAATTTATAGAATTATATATAATTTAACTAATTCATAATATTGCTTCAATTTGATGGATATTGATTTTGAAAAAACCTTGATGGTTAGGAAACATCTTTCCACCTTTTAATAACTCTTGTTCAGAGGGCCTAGTATCGCCTTTAGTTTTATCTAAGTAATACCTACTTTCAACTAAACTTATACTGTCGATTTCTATTTCCATACCTACTTCTAACTTAACACCAGAATTAGCCTCATATTCATTAGCTACAAATGAAGGTATGGCACATATAACTCCTGAGTAAATATAAGGTAATGGATTATCAATAGTAGTCCAGTTACCATCACCTTGTTGTATTGAAATTTGATTATCTCTTTTAATACCGTCTTTTAAATCTGAACCACTATCTTTAATTATGTAGTCTTCTTTTTTTAACCTAACTATGATATCATTACCTACAAAAGTTTTAGATGTAAATTTAGGATCTATATTCCCTATATTAACATTGTACTCATCTACTTCAGCTTGAACCTTTAGATTATGTGCTTTCTCTCTTTCAGCTATTGCTTTTAATTCTTCTGCAGGTGCTAATCCTATATTCTTAGCTGCTGATATATCTATGTTTTCTATCTTTCTCTTATTCATGTTGTTTTATTTAACTTCTATTCTTATTAATCTAAAATTATCCAGTTCTCTGCTAAAGCATCAGATGGGCTTGGAGAATAGCCAGTTATATCATTTACTGAATTTACCATTGCTAATTGATCATAATAATATATTTTATCAAATTGAACATCTGTTGGTTTTTTCAACTCTTGCTTTCGCCTCTTTAAAAATTCATCTTTTACTGATTGTGGTAAAGACTGCATCTTTGGTACAATGGTATCCACATCTATCACTGCAGGTATTTGCATAAACACAAAAGAAGCTAGTTCTCCCCAATCTTCTCTATATAATAACTTTCCTTCTCTCAAAGCTTCTATAGCTTCACCAAAATTTAATCCTGTTTTCTTACTCATTACCTTCAAATTTAAACTTATCTCCTAATAACTCTAATCTCTGCCCTAATGTTTGTATATAAACACTCATTGCTCTTTGTTGCGTATATAATAAATCTTTATTCTCACGATCTAAATCTGCAAATCCTTGGGTAGCCATAAAGCTATTTAACCCATTTAATTTAGTTGCTAACTCTCGAGTTTCAACCAATAATCTATCATAAAATGTTCCATAAGGTTTATATGCTTTCTCAAAAACAACTTTCGGAGACATTGATACATACCCAGAATAACCTTCTACATTAGGTTTGTTATCTTCATTAGGCTCATACTCTACTAAATAAACTTCTTCATTTGGATCTTCATCTGAAGGAACATTCCATCCTCTAATTTCACAATAACCAGCTT